GAAAGAGATTTAATGTATGGTGGAACTAATGTTGTTAATCCCATTATTTCCTTTAGGTCAGATGGAATTGTAATCTGGGGTCAAAAGACTCTTCAGAGACGTGTATCTGCGTTGAATAGGGTGAATGTAAGGAGATTTACGAACTATTTAAAAAAGATTGTAGCAATATCTTCGAAGTTTGTGGTTTTCGATTCTAATACGAGGCACACTTGGAATAGATGGAAAGGAATGGTTATTCCAATAATGGATCGTTTCTTGGCTGAAAGGGCAATATATGAATACAAAGTGGTCATGGATGAAACAACTGTAACGGCAAGTGATATTGATAACAATAGAATGCCAGGAAAGATCTACTTTAAACCTGTAAAAGCCGCTGAGTTTATTGAAATTTCTTTTATATTAACTTCAACTGGTGCTGTGTTTAGTAGTCTTGAATAATGTTTGGGAGGATGATTTGAATGGGTCAGTATGGAAATTTAGTGTCAATTTCGTCTGCATTTTTAATAAAGAACATAGATTGGGAGGTTCAAAGATCTTTTGATTTTCAGATATGGATTTATGATCTTCCAGGAGGAATAGAATCTGAAAATACTCTGACTTTTTCCTTGGAGTCAGGATTTACTCCCAATCTATCGAACACAGCTATAGAAATGGCATATGGAAATTCGAAGGTGAAGGTTGCAGGGCAGGCGGAGTTAGCTGATGGTGATATTACGGTGAGGGATTTTATTAATCGAGATACCGAGTATATTTTATATTGGTGGCAACAACAAGTGTATGACCCTGAGACAGATAAATTAGGATATGCTTATGAGTATAAGAAAGAGGGACATATCTGTCTTTTAACTCCAGATGGAAACTTTCAACGTGTGTGGAACTTGAAGGGTGTTTGGCCTTCGAGTATTAGCTATGGCGATTTATCATATGATGGTGGAGATAAAAGAACGATTACAATGACGCTATCATATGATAGGGCTATTAGAGAGTATGGTCAGCAATCAGTTAATGTTACGCCTTTAGTAGTTGAATAGAACGAATTTTTAGGGGTGATTTCGAATGGGAACTAAACTAATGTTTAAGGCTGGATCGAAGAACGTGCTTTTGACTATAACTGAGGCAAAAGCTCTATATACAGATTTAGAGTACATATTTGAAGGGACTGCGGGGAGTACTTATTCCCGTATGAGTGATTATCTCTTAAGAAGTCAGGAACTTGAGTGTACTGCACCAGTTGAGGCTCCTGTTCCTGTATGGGCTACTGTTTATGAAGCGGGTACTGCTGGGTCAACAATCGCTATTAAGTTTAGTAAGGATATGTCTGATCCAGATGGACTTCATGGCGACTTTAGTGTGTCAGCTTCAGCAACTGTAACTTTAGATACAGCATATATATCAGCGTATACACCAACTACTATTTATCTAACGACAGCTGATGATTTAAGCGCCTTTGGCTCAATTACGGTTGCGTATTCTCCTGGAACTGTAACATCTACAGATGGGGGTGTATTGAAAGCATTTTCAGAATTCCCAGTAGATACAGAGTAAGGATAGCGGAGGCGCTGATGTGCCAACAGGAATGAGTTTAGAGTTGGTATTTAAGGTAGGACATTCAGAGTTGATTTTAACAAGAGCTGAAGCGAGATCGTTGTATAATCAGCTGTATAATCTCTTTACAAGGGATCATCGTGCTGATTCTTTCCAGGAAAAGTTGGAAGAAAAAAGGTTGACATATCTGGATGTGGAAAATCCTGTGTTAGATCCGAATTATGAAGAAAAAATGACGTTAATTGCACCTTCTGTTTTGTCATCAGTCACTGGAATTCATGGACTAACATCAAATGCAACGATTTACGTGTATTTCGATAGCGAAATGGCTGATCCTACTGGAAAGCATGCTCAATTTGGATTATTAGTTGGAACAGCTTCTGGATCAATAACGAGTGTAGCGTTGGGATCTGTGAATAAATCTCTGTTTGAGTTAGAGATTGATACTGTAATAACGGCAGGAGCATCTGTAGAGCTATCATATACAAAAGGAACAGTGGAAGATATCTGGGGAGTGGAGCTTGAATCATTTAGTGGATTAGCAGTGACAAATATTGTTGTTCCTATCCCTGAATTTGTGTTTGCTAAAACAGATACAGCAGGAGATACAATGTATATCACATTTAGTGAGGAAATGGCTGATCCTACTGGAAAGCATGCTCAGTTCAAGTATCAGATTGACGGTGGAGCAGATTTGGATATGACAGCTATTGAAAGAAGCACATCTGATCTTACACTGTATGTAGGATCTTTAAATACTACAATATCATCGGGAGCAACAGTGACTTTAAGCTATACTGCTGGAACAATAGTCTCGAATACTGGTGGTATTTTAGCTTCATTTACTGGAAAGTCAGTAGAAAACTTAGCTACTTTAATATTGCCAATAGCTTTGGGAACTGGTCCACTGGGGACAACGATAGCTTTGGAATTTAATGAGAGTATGGCTGATCCTACTGGAAAGCATGCTCAGTTCTCTTTTAAGGTTGATGGTGGAGCGGCAAGAAACTTTACATCGTTTGAGCTTTCAGTCCCATCTGATAAGATTATAGTTGGTATTATTGAAGGACCAGCAATTACAGCAGGAGCAACAGTAACAATATCTTATACAAAAGGAACTGTTGTATCAGAAGTAGGAAGGTTTGTAGATTCTTTCTCTGATTTAGCTGTTATTAATAATGTAACTTAATTATTTATAGATTGGAGGGAAATTGTAATGGCAGAGTATATAACTCAGGTTGAGATTCCTTCTCGGGGAATTCTGTATGGAAATTATGAGATTCCCGCTGTGTTTACTATTAGGGCTATGACTACAGCGGATGAGAAGAAAATACTGGGTTCTCCGAGTGAAACGGCAATTGATAGTGTGATTAAGGCATGTGTGGTTGAACCAAAAGCGCTAAATTTAGACCATTTAATAATTCCGGATAAACACTTTCTAATGATGAGAATACGAATTCATACTTATGGAGCAGATTATCATGTAAAGACAACATGTCCATACTGTGATGAAACTAGAGAAGTCAAAATTTCACTGGAAGATTTTCCAGTGTATTATTTGGAAGAGGACTTTAAGGAGCCTTTTGATATTGTTCTGCCAGTTTCAGGTAAAACGTTATCTTTAAGGCTCCTGAGAGCTGGTGATGTAAGAGACGTTGAAAAAGAGG